TTACAGGATGACATACCCTGATTTATCTTTTGGTTTTTGGCTTAAAACACTCCATTTATAGCCTTTCTTTTCAAAATGGGGCATATCCTTAAACGATTGCCAATTTCCGCCCCAATCCCATCCAAAACGCTTAAAAACAGCAACACATTCCATCCAATCTGCAATTCCGTCTTTATCCCAGTCTGCTTTTGTGTCCCAACTTGCAGTTTTTCCGTCAATAATCAGAACGATATCGACAGCTAAACCATAATTATGAATACTTTGACCTGGTTTTGCGTTTGTCACTATTTTCCCTGGTATAGTTCGTCCCTGAGCATAATATGCTGCTTGTTCTTGATTTGTTCGTAATCCTTGGGCAATTCTAACCTGTGAGCGTCCTGTAAGATTAGCGTTACATTCGTTTATAATTGCCGTCACTTCATTTCTTACAGAAGGATGCAGCTTTGCTATCCTATCTTGTGTTATTTTATCCATCTATTTTTTTTTATAAAAGGTTAATTTTCCAAAATACACTAAAAGAGCGATCACTACTATTCCAACAGCTCCCCAACCTAATAGAGTTATATAAGCCCCAAACTGTAAACCTGTTTTTTTAGATTCTGATTCCTTCTGCTTTTTATAGATGTCAAAATCCTTTTGGAGATTTTCAAAGTTGTTTTGGAGAATTGAAATACTATCCTGAACTTGCTTTAATAATGTCTTAGAAATGGTTTCTGATCCGAAGTTTATAGTCTCATTACCTTGTATATCATATTCTGCCTCATTACCGGCAGCATCTTTTACTTTTACTTTTCTAGGTGCTTTTGGGATGGTAGAATCTTGTATCTGAGAATTACCTGGAACAATTGATAAATTCATTTTACCAGATACTGATTGCGAAAAATCAGTAATTGATCTATTGATTTTAATATCTGCTGTTCCCGACTTAGTTAATACTTCGCTTTCAGAGCTTTTAATTTCATTAAGCTGGCTTTTCTTATTCCAGGTTGCACAATTAAAAAGCATTAAGCAGCTTAGTATTATGAATATATTTTTCATTTGATTAAAATTTTAGTGAAACATTATTTTATATACCCGAATCTTACATCTAAGTACTTTATACGTCTATCCATGTAGTTGTAAAGCAGTTGTATTGTGTTGTCTCTCATTTTATTCCACTTGGTAACATCTTTTTCGTAGTTGCTTCGCTCGAATTTGAGCGTCAAGTTCCTTGTCACATCATAGAAGTTATCTAGCGAAAACACTCCACAGCTTCTGAGATATGCATATCTATTAATAATTTCCTGTCTGTATTCTGTACCTACCTTATCACGCCAAAAAATGATCGTATTATCAGGCACATTCACAGCAGTATCCCAGACTGAGGCTTCAGGGTTGGAACTTGGATTCCCGAAAACATCGGCTGCCCAGCTATCCCAGTCATAAGGCGTAAATAATACCTTATCAAAGCTGTTATAACTCATGATATGAGTATTTCGGCTCACACAGTCTATCAACTGAAAGAATTCTAATGCCAAATAGAAATCAACAACGTTTGGGCTCCAGAGCATTTGCCGAGCTGCTGCACTAAACTCCGTTCCGGTTTTAGCCGCCATTGTTGCAAACTTCTGAATGTTAGCATTTGTCAAAGCTGTCACCGTTTTAGGTACTCTCACTTCGATATTATTCATCTGGTGAAAATCAACCGCATTTGCTAATTCAATTTGGATATGAGTTTGGTCATCTTTCAGGAGATCATAATTATCATTATCCTTTCCGATATTAAATGTCCCTATACCATAGAAGACTCCGTTAATGGTTAATATTGCCGGGTAACCTTCAACATGGCCTAAAGCTCCCGTTTCCATATTCTCTGGATGCTGTTTTCCAACTAACGCAAAATCAGTTTCACGCTTCGGAAAACCTGACCTAGTTTGAATCATTTGCTCCCATATTCTTAATGCCCCAATATTACGAACATGAGTAGGATCAATATAATTGACCTTTAGCACGTATTTACTATATGGTATAAGGTTCGCCAGCCTAATTTTTTTTGCTGTTGTAAAACCTGCATCGCTATAAAGAGCAATAGTCCAGTTCTTTTCTGGATAGGCGGCAGAAGAGGATCCTTGTACCTCATACGTCATAAATAGATCATACTTAACATTATCTATTTCAAGAGTTCCGGAACCTTTCATCAATGTTCCTTTAGCTTCTGGTATAGGGTCAGTTGTTGTAAGAGCTATTTTGATGAGTTGCTTTGGATTATTCTCAGTTATGTTTGGTATAAACTTTCCTACACCGCCTCCGGAGCCTCCGGTAATATCCTTCGGCGTTGCGTATATCTTACCTTCATTAATGGTAATATAAGGCATTGCAGATGAGTAGAATGAATTAAAACCGATATAACAGTCTGAATCCGTTACATATCCAACGGTTCCCATACCAACGAAATTACCTCTTACAACTGTTTTAAGTGTAACACCATCCGCATTATATACCCGGATAAGTACGTTAACCTGTTCGCCGTTAGGGTCTGGATCATACTTTTCAGTGCCTAGATAGGCCGATATAGACGATCCTTTCGGTACAAATATCAAATTGGAGTATCGCCAATCCGGGACGCTTGGATTAACACCATAGCCATCGTTATAACCTACATTACGAAGAAATGAAACGCTGTAAGTAGATATCTTACTGTTGTCTAATAGTTGTTTTACCTCTCGGTAAGAAGCTACACTATTAGAGCTGCTTATGTTGTTAATGTCATGCGGAGTAGTGTAATAATTTGACATTACTTTCACTGAAGCTGAAGGCACATCGTTAACCAGTCCGGATTGAAAAACTACATAACATTCTGCATCGGCTGTATAGGAAAATAATTTACGTTCAGGTTCACCATCAACATTGATAGGTGAAGGCACGTTTCTGACCGTCTTTTTATCCAATTCAAATACTATTATCCCTTGAATACTGGATAAACATTCTACATGATCACCATTCTTTAACTTGAATAAATCGGTAAATCTTAACTGCGGATAATAGCCACTCAATTGTCCTTCCGGTGTAAAATACCCAATTCCCTTAAAGATTGAGCTATCAAGTACAGTAAGTGTTTTATTGTCTTTAAACTTCTTAAATTCCGAATATCCAGCAACACCATTGCTAGACCTTTCATTATTAATGTCAAGATTCGTAATTCCAAAATATCCAATTTCTGCCCCACCTATTGGCGTTCCTCCACTCCTAAGGGTACAAACAGCAACTAAACAATCACCTGTAGCAGTATAATTGTATTCGTGAACATTGGCATTATCCTTAAAGAACATAGATTGTGAGGGTTGGAAAATGCCGTCTAAGCTCCAAACCCCGAGTGCAATATTTCCAATATATTCACCCACTAGTTTTGCGGAAATCTTTTCGCCTTGTTTTAGCATTACTTTATCAGAACCGATATAAGCATCAAAACCTCCAAACTCACCATCTGCTCTGATATATCTTGAAATTGAATATATATCCACAGGAGTAGTATACTTACTTCCTATTACTTCATCCCAGCGATCAGATACTCCGGGAACATCACCTTTAGAAATCGTATTAGATTCCCACATACGGCCAGAAAATAAGGCTTGCGTACCTTTAGTGTATTGCACATCCTTATTCCATTTAGGCGTTTTGGAAGAATCCTTTTTGCTCTTTACTTTCTTGGCTACCCGATTTTTAACTTCAATTGTCACATCGAAATAAGCCCCGTCTTTTTCAAAGTCATCAGCAACAGTACTAATTGGATTACTGGCAGAATCTATAAGACTTGGAAAGGTCGTTATATTACCAGCTTCAACCTTATACCAGAATGAACCGAACTCAGGAGCTACAGAGGATTGTTCCGCAATTCCTAAATATGCTTTGTTTGCATCTTCTGCCTGTTTTACTTTTTCATCAAAAGCAGCAATAAGAGAGCTTTCAGCACCTCTATCCAGTTTACTGTCTAATGATGTACGAAGTGCATCCACATTATCAATAGATATAGAATCATCCTTATGAACAAAAGAATCAAGAGTATTGACAAATTGTTCCTCAGTAGGTTTTTTGCCTTTCTGAAAATATGTTTTGAGTGTATTACGAGGTCGTTTCATGTTTTTTAACCTTTAAATCTGATAAATATTACTACTCTGTACGGGTTCATGATACCGTGTGCCTGATCACCTCCCAAAGTGTTTGTATTACCTGCCCATGCTTCACCGCCTGTGGACGTCATTGTATAATTCCAGTCTTCATTGTCATTAGGAGAATCTCCCTTACTGGCAGCGGTTCCATTTGGATTATTGGCAATAGTTGCCGTATTCATTCCATCACCGCCAAAGATTTTAAAGCTGTGCCTAGGAAGCTCCGACATGGTGAGTGTATGCGTTTTATTTCCTCCGGATTGTAACACCTGGGCGAAATCAAAGTCATCAGGATTTAAACCTATTGGGAAACGTCCCCGGAACTCTGTGCATTCTTCCCAGCCTTCCGGAATTTCATTTGCCGGTCTCATAAATAGCACCGGTGCATTACCCATAACTATTGGTTTTGCTGCACGCTCTAACTTTGTTAACCGGGCTTCAATCTGTTGTAGTGGAACAGTAGGGATAAAGTCCTCAATTGTTTTAAATCTGCCTTCAATAGTATTTAAAGGCGGTATTCTTTTAAAGTCAGCCCACGGAAAATATACATTGGAGAAACCGAATGTTGCAAAGCGATCGATAATAACATCTTTCATTTCACCGTTTTCGGCTTTTTTCTGGGTAATAACCTCACGAATGATAACAGTATTCTGTTTTCCTCCTTCTACAAATCTTAGTAGCTCATTATTGATCATTACAACCCCGTTACCAATTGCAGCACCACCGGAAATTTCTTCACATCCGGAAATAATAGCCAGATTACCTGCCATTCGTGCAACACCTTCAATGATTAAATAGGCATCTTGTATGTCTGATAATGTATTTGTTGTAAGGTCGAATCCTTCCGGATAATTGAAAATAAACTTTTTCATATTAGGTCTATTCTAAAGCGTTTACTAGCAAGTCGATAATAATCGACTGTATTATATATTTGGTCATAATAATCCGTTAGAGCTTTGGGGACTTTCACTATAAAGTCTACCTGTCCTTCAACAAACTCACTTTCCGGATATATTGTTAATTTCCCTATGTATTTAGGCTTGCGAGAAGCCTCAGGATAGATATATGTTTTTTGTTTGTTAATTGGATCCTCAATGGTTATTCTCCTATCGGAATCAAACTTATCATTCAAAAGCCCGCGCAAATGACATAACTGGCTGTTATGTGTTGCACGCTCAATATTGTATTCCCTGGTCTCTAAAAAAATGTCATGCAGTCCTTCCAGAGTTATACATATAACACTTATAAAAACACTGAATATCTCACCTCGTAGAAACGGCGGGCATAGTAATAAGCCAAATTTTCTAAAATCAACTTTATACCACATTATTTCTTATTCTTTGTTTTATACTCAATAATGGTATTAGGCCAATCCATATCGAAATAACCGGATTCCGGAATCTTACTGATCTGTATTGGTTCATAGTTTCCATAACCTCCTGTTTTTGGATCTATCCATTTTGAATCAGCACTATAAAGCCATGGATCTACAACACCCGGAACTTTTTGCAGCTTATCTACTAAACTGTTTAGCATTAGTTCACCATTAAATGGCAGTTCCTTCATAAATTCGTTTATAGCCTCTTCAAATGGTTTATTTCCTTGGAGTTTATTAAAACCGTTTTCATCTATGATTTTATCGTCTACATAGATTGTAAGACGCATCTTTAAGATATCAGGCAGATAATTGATAATAGTAAGCTTCACACCTGCATCACGGTATTCGTTTGCATAGGTTTTAAAGCCGTTATATTGGCTCTGTGTAATAGGCGAAAGCTTTCCGTTTGTTTCGGTTGCTATTTTCAGAATTAACCGGCTTTCTTTATCGTCCTCAGATATCGCTGCATACTTGATAATTTTTGAAGCTGCTATCTGTTCATCTGTTTTGCCGGTATTGTCAAACTCGTCTTTATCCGGAAGTAACTGAAAACCGAACTGAAAAGCTTTTGCTTTCTCTCTATACCAAAGAAGGCCATGAGCTTTCTCCTTTTTCAATAGATCTTCCAGTTCCTGTTGGTGTGAATCAAATATTAACTCATGTGTCCAGATCACTAATGTGAAAATGTCAAAAAGTATATTTTCAAAAGAAACTATTGAAAACTGATCGTAAAAACTTTTCTGATTATCCAGCTTATAATATTCCTGTACTTTCGCATTACTTACGAAATAATCTATAATTGACTGCTTAATATCCTCTTTAGTACGTGCCATTATTCTACAATAAATGTTTCTTCTATTATCATATATCCGATTCCTCCCGGTCCTGGTATAATACTTCCCGGACTGAGTGCCGTTGCCGGCTGTTTTGATCTGAAAAGCCTTACATTATCCTCATTCAAGATCCTTGTAACATTTATAACCTCACCAATTACCAGATCATCAGTTATAGACTTATTATTTAGGATTGCTGCATTAATAATGTCGTCAAAGCTTCCGGACTGCTGAACAACCATATCAATAAATGATTGTCCCTGTTGTACTTTATTCATACTCGGCATCGATACTAAATTTTTGTAGGTTATAAAAATCCAGATGTTTTACCACCAGAGAATCTTTAGCGAAATTTTCTTTAATCAGGTGTCTGTATTCTAAAAGATCTTCACCTAATAATATTGACCTAAGACCTACACCCAAATCCAGATTTGTTTTAAAATCTCCCTGCTCAGCGATGAGAATAGAAGCCATATTCTGCTCCAGAATGGGACCTAAAACAAGGCCGGTTATAATCTTTCCGGAACCGTCTTTTTTTACGTCAATATTCAGATCATAATTTCCATTATCTGCTACCCGGTATTGTATGCCAAAATCTTTAGTTTTCATTCTATATTACCGTTAAATGTTCCGGTTACAGGATTAGATCCAGCGACCAGTCCGGTTGTATATTTTATTTGAGCTTTTGAAATCCAAGTAAAAAGAAGCCCTATAAATCGCTCAGCAAACTCCTGATCTGATAATTCCGTTTTGGATCTCATTTCTGTTAACAGGCTTTCGAGATCCGAAATAGCCTTTTGTTTTTCGCTGCTTAAACTCATTTTAAAAGCTTTTTAAAATTGGTTTCAAACTCATCTAATTTTGCAATGGTGTCCGGTAATGGTACACCTGACGGACCTACAGGCGTTGAAACTTTTAATGTTTTCAACAGCATCGTCAGATCCTCGAATAATTGATAAAGGTTTATTTCATCGTTTTTTACACTTATTTTTTTTGACTCACTGTCTATTTCTACAGCGACACCATTCTGGTTATAAAGAAATTTCGTTACCTGATCACACTTAATAACCGTTAAATTATCAATGCTTCCATCTGTAGAGATCATAAGCACATGCGAACCAACAACCGGAACCATTAAAACAGAATCCTTTCCGTTTGCTGTAGCTTTTAGCCTTACATCTACCAGCTCGATATCATCTACCAGAACAGAACAGGTATCGCCTGTTATTGCTGTGACAACACCGTCAATAGTTATCATACCTTGTTTTGGCATCATGTCCCGGAACCGGCGTTTTAATTCTGCAATTTTGTCCATTAGCTGCTTAACTTTATTCCTGGTGTAATAGTTCTTTTTCCTCCGGATTCGCTAAAGGAGATCGTAACACTCTCAGCATAATAGCGTCCATCCTTATACGGATAATCTTTATCGTAGATTCCAATAGTATAACTGGGCTCTACATACGGGATTAGCCAGCTATCAAAAGTTCCTGTATAACCAGGAGCCATTTTATTTTTATATTCAACATCAGCAATAAGCTTTATTGCTTCTTTATTCATTCTGCCTACTTTACGGGTGATCTTTTCACCGCCGGCATTTCCAACCGTGGTTTTAATGGTTTTGCCATCCAGTCCAACACTTTCGATAGTAACTTCAACTTTTCTATCCTGTGCGGATTGGTATTCTAAAGAAGCGCCTTCCTCAATATTATGCTGGAAGCTGTAATCAGTTTCACCACCTTTACGGGTATATGCCGGATGTATATGCAGCTCTTTAGTTTTCATATCGAAAAAAATATCCGCTCCGGTTTCTTCCTGGATCTTTGCTAAAACATCCAGTCCGGTAGCCTGATAAATGGTGAACTTTTCATAGCCTAAATTATAGTCACAAACAACCTTATAAGAAGGATCTATCTGGCTGCATACATATTGGGCTAATTCTTTAACCGTGGTCGTTTTATACTGCTTGTTTTTAACTCCTTTCCTGAAAAGAAATAAAGCATCTTCACACATGATTTTCAAAGCGCCATCTACAGTGATAATTTCCCGAATGTAACCGGAAAACTCAGTTTTCAAATCAGAATCATAGCCTAATTTTATCCTTATTTCATCACCCCGGGCAATAGAATCCTGAACACGCAAAACAGTATTTTGGTCGGCTTCCGGAAGGATAACAGTCGCGATATCAACAAGATTTTTAACTGATTTCTCAATTGTACACTCTGCCAATATTCCCAGCTTCCATTCACCTTCTTTATTTGTAAATTTGATATCCCAATTCAACTGATACATTAGTCTTTTATTTTTTCCTGTGACCAATCTCCCATCTTGACAGTACTTTTTTTGCCTAAACTCCTTTTATAAATAAGTTTATAAGGAAAATCACTTAAAGCCCGTATTTCGTAAGCTTGTACATTCTCACCTTTAGTGAATGGGAAAGTGACTGATTCAATTACAATTTTGTTAATATTTAATATTTGTAAAGCTTCAGATCTAACTTCTATCGCACTAGCAGATAAAAGATAATCCCGGAGTTTTTCCATGTCTTTTCTGGGATAGGTCTGTGCTGGTTTACCAAGCATTTTATCCCCATAAAAAGCGCCTGTAATAGTTATTTTATAATCACCTGTTGTCCAACGTTCTTTTATTGATCCTATTAAGTTTTGACCTGCTTTTGCAACATTTCTTTTGGCAATAATGTTTTCAGAATCAATAGTCATTATTGGTTCCCATGGGAATAGATACCAATCTTCATCATCTATACTTTTGAATGACAGTGGAAAAAACTGACTATCTGCTGATGTTGGCAATGTTCCTTTCCATAACTCATATTGCTCATCATATTCAGGCTCATTAATGCCCAGGTCCTGAACATTTAAAGGCAGAAACCTTACCGGAGGCAAAACATGTTTACTAATCTCATTTTGCACCGCTGCAAAACGTGGAATGCTTTTGGCTACCTGACTACCCAATAATGAGGCAATCAATCCTGTTTCATTACTTATTTTCATCCTGCTGCTGTTGAGGCACTTGCCATTATTCTTAATAATTCATCTAACATCTCTTCACCGGCTTTATTCCTTGCTGAACCTGATGATCCCTGATAATTTTGTATTCCGATCAAATCCTTTATATTGATTGTAACATAATTATGCTTTGTTCCTCCGGTTGCGATATCGCTATTTGCTTTTTTGCCGTCTTTTTTATCGTCATCGTCTCCGGATCCGCCTTTTTTACCGCCACCAATACCACCTGTACCAGGTATGCCGACAGGGGGTAAAATTCCGGAGTCTGTGGATCCCGATGTTTTGCCAGCATTTAACTTTTTAGTGTATGCCTTTGTAGCAGCATCTCCAGCTTTCATTGCCCCGCTCCAGCCGGAAACAATCTGATTACCAAATTTTGATGCAGAACCATAGCCACTGAGATCTATAACCGCTTTTTTTCCGGTTTCCCAGGCTGCTTTCCAATCTCCTTTAAAAAAGGATAGTAAAGCGGACCCAATACCGGTAATACCAGAAAGAAGTTCTTTAAAACGGTTGATCACAAAATCTTTTATTGCTGTTCCAAACAGCTTCATAGCTTCCCAGCTTTTAAAAATTACGGTCCTAAAGCCTTCAAACTTATTCCAGCATACTACCACACCGGCAATAAGTGCAGCAATACCGGCAACAATGAGCCCTATAGGGTTGGCAGTCATTGCAGCATTCCATAACCACTGGGCAGCAGTAACAATTTTTGTCCATAAAGCCTGCATTTTTTGTGCATTCGTAACAAACATGATAGCCTTACCAACACCCTGAAAAATTGGAACTAAATTCCCAACATCACGTGCAACTTCTGCTGCTACGTTCGCATATCCCATCCATGCGTTAGTAGCATTGAAAAGCGATATTTTAAAATCATCAAGCTGAGCTTTTAACCTGGCATTCTTTTCTGCCGGACTTTCCATTACAATGGCAGCCTGGTCATAAGCTGATGTAGTTCCTTTAACTGCTCCGGTTAATCTGTCAATTTCTCCGGTTTGCCCTATTAATGCCATTGCTGCATTACTGTTTTCCTTTCCAAAGGTTGCCGATAATAGAGCTGAATCCTTTAATAAAGGTTTAAGCATATTCAGCCTTTGGCTTAAGGAAATGGATGGATTATTAAGCTGGTTAATATCAATACCTAAAGCCTGAAACTCTGAACGTACTTTTTTTGGAAGGAATCGGCCCTGTCCTAAAGTTGCTAACACGTTTCTAAGAGCTACACCACCCTCGCTTCCTTTTTTCCCGGCGGCATCCAATACCTCAATAGCTGCGTTGGTTTCCTCAAAAGAAACACCGGCACTTTTGGCAGCCATTCCGGACTGTTCTAAAGCAGCTTTTAATTGTGGTAATTCCGCGGATCCTTCTTTGGATGCAGCTGCCATAACATTCATCATGGATGCCATGATCTGACTGGCCTTTATGGGATCATCCGTAGAAATACCATATTGGTTCATTGCCGTGGTCAAAACCTCCGTGGCTGCAATGGTATCACCACCCATCAATTTGGAAGTGTAGCCAACCGTTTCGCCCATACTTTTTAGGGCTTTAGGGACTTTAGCAATCTCCGGAGATAGCTGTCCCAGGATTAACTTATAAGATTCTACACCCTGAGCAGCAGAACCGCCAAAGGTTTTTGCTGCATTCCTGGCATAACCTTCAATTTCTTTTAATTTATCACCTGCAACACCGGTAAGGGCTTCAAGATCCTTCATTGAGGAAGCCAGTTCCATTCCGGGTCCATTAAGAGAAGAAATACCGTCTGCTACACGGTTAATGTTATTAAGAAAAGAATCCAGTCTAACAGCATTGAGTTGAGACTGGATTTTTTTAATCATTCCAGACGTAGACTGCTGCACACTGTTAACATTTGCAATGATCTTTTGCTGACCTTGCATTTGCAGAACAATATTATACAGTAAGTTATTAGTCATGATTATTTTCCGTTTTCTGATTTTCTGATATAAACAAGGTCCTGAACTTTGGAAGCCCATTCCTCGTCACTTAGCAGGCCGGGATCTGAGATATGAAAGTAATAGGATAGCTGAGCGTTGGTTATTCTCAGCCAATCCTTTTCCGGGTCAACTTTCGCCTGCTTTATAGCTTTACCATCTCAACCTCTTTAATTTCTACTAGTGCAGCTAAATGGTTAGAAATTGAAAGGAATAAGCCATTATCTGTTTTTATTTCCTCATCACCCGCAATCCAACAATCATCCAAAAGGATCTCGTTATATTTAAGCGGGTCTGTCTGACCGGCAACTGAGGCATAAGAAATGGCACGTCTTGTAGGTTTTCTTAAGTAACATACTTTTTCACCTACGATAAATTTGTAAATGTCGCCATGCTCTTCCTTCCAGGCTTTGATTTGTTTTTCTGAAACTTCTGTATTCATACTATTGATATTATTTAGATTCCATCGTCAATGAAAAGGGCCACAAAAGGGATTGAAACCTCGGCGAACTTATCGCCCTGTTTCCATTCCTCTTCCTCGGCTGTAAACATTAAGCTCTCAACTCTTTTTGTAGTCATGGCGTTACCCTCAGTAGGATTACCATAACATAACAATGCATCGAGCATAAGGCTTAAAATTGTCCCTTTACCGGCTCTTTGCAAAGCCTGAAACTCAGACGTTAGCATCGTGATTTCACCCTCATAGGTAAAATTGCCGGTTTGGATAGATCTGGGTTGTCTGCCTTTTGCATGCACAGGCTCTCTTTCAACCTTTTTTGAAGATTTAAAGCCTCTGAATCCGGCAATATCTCTACCGCCTAACATTAGGGTAAGATCTCCCCATTCATATTCACGACCGTTAATTTTGATTTTTTCTAACATGGTTTAGTTTTATTCAAGTTCAAAGCCCACCGTTACGTTAATCCAACGATTATATCCGTACGGTCTTACCTTTACCACAACTTCAATTTTAGAAGTACGCACAATGTTTTGAGAAGGATCTACAAAACACTCAACACCCTTATCACGTTTATTCTCAGGATCACTGCTAAGATCTTCACCCAGCGTGTTGCTGATTTTCATCACAACAGCCGTTTCCATTGTTTTAGCATAAGCCGCCACAATGCTTCCGTCTGAATTAGCCGGAACTTCATCCAGGAGAAAATCTAAAAGAGCTTCATAAGACAATCTGACAGCTTCATTTATAACCCTTCTACGAGATAAATAATGATAATCGTCATTGACACTACATGCCAAAGGATCGTCGATTACATAATAACCGGCACGGCTTTGATGTGTTGTAAATGTGATATAGCCTTTATCATATAATGCTTCTGTGTCATAATTTTCAACAGCCTTATCACCGATATATAAAGTCGGAGCTGCTAAAGCGCCATTTCTTACCTTTCCGGGATTTACTCTGGTAGGATAAGCTGCCAAACGTCCGGCAAGAACGCCGACGGCTGCACCTTTTGAGGCTGTAGCACCGGATTTGGTTTCTGTATCACCAATTAAAACACCTACTGCATTGAAATTCTTTGCAGACAGATCTTCCAGAGTTACTTTGTTTCCGTCAAAAGCATAACCTTCCAGAATAGTAAAGAAAGGGGCGTATTTAGTGGCTGTATAATTCTCAAATAAGGTTTGAGCCTTTTGAGCTGCCAATAATACATCTGCATCAATTCCTTTGGTTACTACAGGAGCTACCGTTGAATCGTTTACAGTGAATAAGCCTCTTATTTTTCCTTTTGCAGCGTTTAATAACGCCTCAACCGGAGTTATTCCATCGGTTGGCGTAAACCAGTCTGAAACTTTCTGAGCTTTTGGCATTCCCAGGATCCAACATTCTGAACCTTCACCGGCTTCTGTGTAAAACTCTGATAAAGCCTTATACAGTCTATGATTGTCAATACTGTCAATCAGTTTAAGATCTGCAACATCCTTCATAGATTTTAACTGGTAAACAGTTCCAACCTGGAAACCATCAGCTACAGATACAGCACTGGCAACAAAGCCAAAGCAACCTGTATCTAATGGCGTTACCGCTCCGATAACGCCATTTTTAAATGATATACTAATCTTTGGTTTCATTATGCGCCTTTTTCAAGTTCTGCAATTCTTGCTTCCAAAGCTTCAACCACAGATTTACGTGGCTTATCCAAAGCTTGGTCTGCTTCCAGATACTCTTTTGCAGTTTCCAGATCCATGTCCGGAACTAATGCCAGAATATCGGCAGCGGATTTTTGCTTAGAATCTGATTCTGATTCTGATTCCGATCTTTCAACATGCTTTACATTCTTATCTTCTAAACCAGAAGCGTGATTTTTAGCCATGTTTTCGGTGTAGAATGGAGTTCCATCGGAAGTCTCCCAATATTCCTTTAGGTTTTTATTGTCTTTAAATACACTATTCATGTGTTGCTTTTTTACCGTTAAGTTGTTTATACTTTTTTAGCTCATCAATAAGAGCTCTGTTCTCATCCGCAAGGGTGTTGAAACGTTTTTCCAAATCAGCGAGATCATTAAGCGCCTGCTTATAGAGCTCATTCATTTTTCTGGTTTCTTCCGTTGCTTCTTTCCAGCGTGTGCCGATATCCTCTAATTGTTCTCGGTAGATTTTTACGGCCTTTTCGACATTGTCCAACTCTGAGGTTTGAACGTCTGCGAGGTTTTTCCGTCTGGCCGCAAACCACCCGCCCAATGAGGTTACAATGCCTACTACGGCCGTAAATACTACCTCCTTCACAATAATGGTTTAGATAATAGCCCCCATTTGCTCCTGTTTAGCAGGCATAGCAATAAAATAATGGCGGTAGTTTAATAAGTTTGACTGTTCTGTTGGAGAATCAGCAGCTTTGCGGAAATACTGTTTTGTAAGACCTGTTTTTTTAGCCACGTTGTTTTTATGGAAAACAACAGATGCAATTTTGTCTGTAGCTTCTTTTACCGCTCCGAAAGGCTTTTTCTTTCCGGTTGCATCATAACGCGGATTACCTACGTAGGAATAGGTATTAAATCCTGCAATCATTCCGTTTACTTTTCCGGTATTGATGTTGGCAATCTGATCCCCAAATCTGTTTCTATCCAATAAAAGGATATTGACGTGATCTGTGGATAACACCAATCTTCTGTCCTCTTCTGGAACTTCTTCGGCATCTAAACGGCCTTTAAGCTCTACAATCTTTTGATATAAAGCTTCCGCCTTTTCAGTGCCTTTTGTTAATCCGGTAAAATCAACAGTTACAACCGGAGTTTTTGGAGTGTCCTGAGCAGGAGCCTGAGCATGGATTGCTTTTCTGTACTTTGTTGAATTGATCTGTGTCATGTGTCCACGAGTTGCGGAATCAATTCTGGCATAGGATGCTCCAATGATTTGATCATCAGTTAATGATGTTGCTTTTGTCTGATATTTATCCAGTTTTACAAGGATTTCAGTATCTGAAAACTCCTGTACAGGAATTGGATAAGTTGTATTGTTAATCAATACTTCCGGTTGGAAAGTCTCAATTGGTACATGGATAACATTCATTTCTGATGCAGATCCTGCGCCCATTTCTACGACTTCTACGTCAAGTTCAGGAATTCCGTCTAACCACGGCGCCACATCTAATGTGGTTAATAAGGCGATTACACGAGCTAACCAAACTTCTGGAAAATTTGCTGGCATTTTTTTATAATTTAATGGTTATTAGTTTTTTTAGGAAAAATCAGCCTCCTCCATAGAAAAAGGAGGCTGTTCAAAATATAGATATGAAAAGAAGAGTTGTTAACTGAATAGCTTTTTATAAGCTTCAGGCTGACTGTTTTTAAACTCCAATTGAGCTGTTAAATCCAGTTTTTCAAAATCATCCAGTGATTTTATAGCCCCAAAATCTCCTGTAGGTACTGTCTGACCCGCTAAGCTCACTTTTGCAGGAATACTACCAACTAAAGACTTATATAAGTCCGGAGACTGAGCATGAAGCTTAATAAATTCGTCTTTTTTAGTAGCATCAATCTTACCGGCTTTGATATCTGCCTCAACAGTATCAGCGGATAATTTTGCTTTCTTGTCTTTTTCCAGATCTTCAAAACCCTGAATTTTCTGTTTAGCACTGTCTAGCTCAGATTTTAGGTTAATGATCTTTTCATTTACGACATTTTCGTCGTGCTCTAAGGATGTGCCGGGTAGTCCTAATGCAGATATCGCGGCAATAGATAACGTGATCTTTTTCATGGAATTATTTAAATTGAATTTTGAAACATCAGATGCCATTAGCAAAATGTCAGATACTTCCGTTTCTGCCAGTTCTTTAAAACTTTCCTCTGTGGAAGCATAGAGTTTAATAGCGTTGGCATTGTTGGGAATAGCGACGATAGAAGCTTCTAAAGCCTCAGATCTTACCAGATCATAAACATCATCCGGAGCAATTACAAAATTGTTCATAGAGAAAGGATTGAGCCCTAAACTGCAACCTTTGAGAAAACCTCTTTCGACTTTTCCGGAAATTTTAGCGGCATTTGGATCTGCATCATCAAATACCGCTTCGGCAGTTAACAAATGGCCTTCGATCTGGATATTCTCCCAGCGTCCAATAACTGCCTCATTGCCCTCTTTATGATAATCTAAAATCACTGGATTAGCCTTAAATCTCGCAAGGTCCAACCCAGAGTTTGAAACTCTGAATCCGTACTGGTTTATTTTTGTTTCGTCATTAAGTATGAACTTATGTTTTGACATCTTTTTTGTCGTTTAGACCACAAACATCCGATGTCATTCGAGGCAAAAAAAATAGTTGTACAGAACCTGAACAACCTTGTACAGAAGTTGTACAACTATGTCCAGAAACTGGACACCTTTTTTTAATCCCTATAGTATTCCGGCAATTTTGCTACAAACTATAACCTATGGGACTTAAAAAAACCGAGCAAAAGGAATATGCTAAGTTCCTCTACACCGAAAAGAATTTAACTCAAAAAGATATCGCTGAAAAAGCCGGCGTTACAGAGAAAACATTAATCAAATGGATTAATGACAATGACGGTGAGTGGAAAAAGCTGAAAAAGTCATTATTGACCACAAAGGCAAGTCAGATCAATCGGTATTATGAACAACTGGATCGGATGAGCTCCGACATTGAAAGCCGTAATATAATTTATGATGTGCCGGCTCATTTGCTCAAACCTATAAAACTGAAAGATGCTGAGGGGGCGGAATATTTGGAATATCCGGAGTATAACGAATCTGATTACCCGATTAAAGTAGGGAACTTTCCAACCAGTAAAGAAGCGGACATTATAACCAAAATTACGAATGCCATTAACAAACTGGAAGGTGAAGTTTCTGTAGGTGAAACCGTACAGATTGCCATGACATTCTGTGAATACGTCCGTGATATTGATTTTCAGCTATCCCAACAGATTAGCGAGTATTTCGACATGTTTATCCGTGAACAATTGAAATAATGGCTAAAAAGTTATCAGATAAGAAACATTTAGACATTTGGTCGATATTCCGGGATAACATGTCCCGGAGTACTCCTGTGGATATCCACGAAACGGAAGCCGAAAAAAAGAAGCGTATAGCCTATTTAGAAGCAAATCCTGAAAAGTGGTTTGAATACTATTTTCCAAATTTTTGTAAGAATAAACCCGCAGTTTTTCATTTAGTAGCCACAAAAAGGGTTTTAGAAAATGGAGAGTGGTTTGAAGTTCGTTCCTGGGCACGTGGAATGGCAAAATCTGCCAGAACCATGATGGAAGTATTATACCTGTCTTTCACCAGAAAGAAAAAGACCTGGTTAATGGTTTCCAATACTGAGGATAATGCTATCAGGCTATTAGCACCTTACAAAAATGTATTAGAAGCGAACAATCGTATTATCAATGATTACGGGATTCAGAAGCAGGTTGGCAAATGGGATGAAAACGAATTTACTTCAAAATTTGGGTTTAGCTTTCGGGCATTAGGTGAAGGACAGTCGCCCCGTGGTACTCGTAACGATGCTACAAGGCCAGACGGAATCCTGATCGATGACTTTGACACAGATGAAAAGTGCCGTAACAAAGAAAGGGTTAAAAATGCTACAGACTGGCTTTTAGAGGCTGTTTTTCCAACCCGTGACGATGGTGAACTATTAATCATTGTCAATGGTAATATCATTGCGAAATACTGCACGATTACCATTCTTGGAGAGCTTGCAGATTGTTGGGATGTTGTAAACTTAACTGATAAGCAGGGCAATCCTAATTGGGAAGATAAATATCCTAAGGAAACTATAAAAAGGATGTTTTATAATTCCAAAGGAAAACGGAAAATTTCTAAGAAGGCTGAGCAAAAGGAGTACTATAATAATCCAAATGCAGAAGGTGACACCTTTAAAATTATTAGTTACGGAAAATGTCCACCAATTAAAAATTGTGAAAAAGTAGTTGTCTATGCCGATCCATCTCCTTCCAATAATGTAGAGAAAAAGAACAGCTATAAAGCTGTAATCATAATAGGGCTTTACAATGGTAAGTACTACATATATAAAGTTTGGTTGGGAAAAGCCACTAACAGTGATCTTGTAAAATGGTTAGGTAAAGCTTACAAATACCTGGAAAGAAATGGAATTGATACAAAAAAAATGTGGATCGAAAATAATTCTTTTCAGGATCCTCACTATCAACAAGTATTAAAACCACTACTTGAAAAATTCCGAAAAGCAGAAGGCTATAAAATACCGCTAAGAGAAGATAAACGAAAGAAGGCAGATAAATTCGAGCGTATTGAAGGTATGGCAGATGAAAACAATGATGGAGATATCATTTTTAATCAAGAAGAAAAGGACAGTCCTATGATGGTAGAAATGGAAGATCAGTGGCTGGGAGTTTCTGCTGAATCAAAGGAAATGGATGGTCCTGATGCTGTTGAAGGTGGTAAATGGATTATTGATAATAAAGCTGTTAAAAGTGATTTAGGCTATGCCTCCGGGCAAGTTGAAGACCGTAAATACTAAAACTATGTTTATACAACCAGAAGAATTAGGCGCTACAATCTATAACTATCAGATTGAGCAGATTACCGAAGGGGATCAGAGTATTGTTATTCAAGCTATACAATCAGCAGAATCCGAGTTAAGGGCATATCTCGTGGCAAACAATAAAAGAGAGTGGAAAGATGGAAGGATCCGTTATGATGTAGGAAAAATTTTAACAGCAACCGGAGCAGACAGAAATCCGCTATTGGTCCGCCACTGTGCTACAATAGCGAAATGGTATATCGCTGAGCTCTGTAATGCTGATTATATATATGAACACTGCAAAGAAAGGTATGATCGTGCCGTAACATGGCTGAATAAACTAGCCAAAGGCGATATAACACTAGATACTTTGCCGGTATTAGTAGATCCGACAAACCCCGGAACCGAACCCAACGAAACCGATCCATTTATCTATGGTAGCCGGGAAAAATTCACACACGAATAATAATTAGCAATGAAAAAGTTTTTTAAAACAATTGTTTTTCAGATTGGAGTTGATGTTTTAGGTTTTCCAGTATTCCACAAACACCAGATAGAAAACAGAAGCCTTGTAAGTGATTCTGTTTATTTCAAAGCATATTCAAAAAAATAACCATGTCCAGAAATTACCGCAATAACTACCAAAAACCTTATAATAAAAATAAGTTTGCCGGAGCTCAGGCACAAGGCAAAAAAAGCGCCATAGGTTCCAAGCTTTATCCTCAGCTTGTAGATAAATCAATATCACAGACAAGGCAGGATATTGCTAAATATAAAGCTGCATTAAATGGTTTTAAAAACGCTGATAATCCTATTTCATATCTTATATATAACCTGTATGATTATATACTGGATGACGCTTTATTAACCTCTCAGATTGAAAACCGTATTCAGGATTCTTTGGGATCCTCTTTTAACCTAAAAAAAAGAGGGGGTGATATAGATCAGGAACTAACAGAAACACTGCAAAACTCTGAGTTATTCAATGAGCTTATTAAGCAAATTATTAATACAAGATTTTACGGACATTCTGTAGTTGAACTGGATTGGGTTCAGGAAGGACAGAACGAACCGCAATTAAAAGTTAATTTATTGCCTCGTCAGAACATTATTGCCAAAAAAGGGAAATTTGTTCCGGATTACAATGAGGATAAAGGCATAAATTATAGAGAGCTCCCGGAGTTTGGAACATGGCTTTTAGAATTCGGTAATCCCGGTGAATTAGGTTTATTAAGTAAAGCCATTCCACATGCTCTATTTAAGCGTTTTGCACAATCATGCTGGTCTGAGCTTTGCGAAATTTATGGTATTCCGCCACGGGTATACAAAACAGATGCTCAGGATCCGGCAGCAGTTGCAAGGGGTAAAAAAATGATGCAGGATATGGGATCTGCTGCATGGTTTATTATCGATACAACAGAGGAATTTGAGTGGGCTAAAGGAGTGACAACCAATGGTGATGTCTATCATAATCTACTTACCTTCTGTGACAATCAAAATACATTATTGATGTCCGGAGCTATTATAGGTCAGGACACTAAGAACGGATCCAGATCCAAAGATGAGGCAAGTCAGAAAATGCTTGAAAAATTAGTTTTGGCAGATATGGCACTCGTTGAAATGTACATGAATACGAAAGTAATGCCGGCTTTGGCTCGTATTGGTATTGTACCGGCTGATTATATTTTTGCCTGGGAAATATCAGAGGATCTTTCAGAACTATGGACCAGAACCATGCAGGCACTACAATATTATGAAGTAGATCCGGAGTGGGTAAAAGAAAAATTCGGAATTGCTATTACCGGGAAAAGAGAAAACAACCCTCTACAGGCAGGTAACGGACAATTTAATATTGCAGAAAGTTTTTTCAGTTAAGGGCTGGCAATAGGCCGTTATTTGTCAGTCCGAAAATATATTTCGGCGGTTTACATATGCGATTAAATTCACTTTATGAGTGTAATTGCGATAGATGTAAGGCTGAAAAAATTAACCTGGCATCCGGAGAGGAAAATCCTGTTTTTAAATCTGTTTTAAATGCCGCTGAAAAAGCATTTAAACACCTTCACGAGAAAGGAGGTTATAAAGCAGAAGATATCAAGGATAAACCTTATCAGAATCTTATTAATGAAACTGCAAAAGTTTTTGACTCAGCAATAAAAGATAATGATATTCCGCCGGCAATGCTCGCAAAATTACAGAATGATAGTTTTGTATTCTCAGGGCTTAAAACACATGCTCAATTACTGGAAGCTTCCAGCATGCTGCGTGATGACAAAGGGCAAATACGAGGTTTTGACAGCTTTGCAAATGAATTTAATAAGGTTAATACAGCTTATAACCAAACTTATCTCGAAGCTGAATATCAATTTGCTATTAGTAGTTCCCAGAGCGCTGCCAATTGGGCAGAACTGGATCCGGATGGACGCTATAATCTACAATACCGTACTGCAAATGACGACAGAGTGCGGGCAGAACATGCCGTTTTGCAAGATACTACACTACCAATAGATGATCCGTTTTGGTTGTCCTATTATCCTCCAAATGGCTGGCGTTGCCGTTGTACAGCAGTTGAAGTACTGAAAGCTAAATACGAGGTTTCAGATTCTGAAAAAGCACTTAAAAAAGGAGAATCTGCAACCACTCAAATAGGTAAGGACGGAAAAAATAGATTGGAAATGTTCAGGTTTAATCCTGGTGCTGAACAAAAAGTTTTCCCACCAAAGCATCCATACAATAAAGTGAAAGGTGCTGATACTGTTAAAAAGGCTTTAGATGACAAACCTTTAAAAACAGTGAAAGATCTCAGCCAGCATTTTGAAAATTTTGCTGTCAATAACTCGGAGATGTTCCAGCGTGGCTTTAAAGAAATAAAGGTAACAAGGCAAAAAAGCGTTAACGGATTTACAGATCTAAACGGAATGATAGCCCTAAAACCGGATATTATTAAGCCAATTATCGAAGGAATCAACAATATTAAAAAAGGAGAAAAAACAACCTTTGACCAGGAAAAAGCGATATCTACTTTACACCATGAAATATGGCACAATGCCAATAAGCCTGGTATGATGAGATTGACTAAAGACACTACCAAAACAATGGAGCTGGCAAATGAATTTGTATCAAGAAAAACATTGCCGGAGTTTATGAAAAAAATAGGTGGTGAACTTCAGAACAAAGAGCTTGTAGATAACCGGGATAATACCGGCTATAATAAAATGGTTGTGAACTATGACAAGATTATAAAGTGGTCTGATTCGGATCCTAAGAAAGTGCTAAATACTGTAAAGGAACATCTAATTGAAGGCCGTTATGATGATCAAATGACCGGACTTGTAAAAGCCATAAAAGAACATAGTAAATATGAAATTAAAGACAGTACGATCAGAGCTTTCATTAATTATGGAAAGCAATATGACAATGAGAAATTTCAGGAATTATTAGATGGTAATACTAATCTTTTAAGACAAAGAGAGTAGTTCAGTTTTAAATAAAGACTCCAGTTTGGACTTTAGATCTTCTATTTTGTAGTAGTCTGCAAAAGTGTATAAATATAGAATCCGTTCCTGTTCATCTGATAAATCAATATCTGATGAAACAAAAATAACAGGCTTATCCGGGAACAATTCTGCGATATCATATACAGTTACTTTCCGGAGATCTAAATTTTTATATGTGGAACTATTTTCCATAAAAGCAAAATTACAACTTATTTTTATATAGCAATGGATCTAAAAGAATTTCATCAGAATATCATTAAGGATGTTAAAACCGAGGTGATGGAAGAGTTTGATAGAAACTTCGAGCGAAAGGCTTTTTTTGATAAAAAGTGGCCATCCAATATTTTAGTAAACAGAAAAGGATCCATGATGGCACGAAGTAATAATTTGCGCCGTGGATATCGCGCCAGGATTGAAGGTGAAAAAATTGCTTTCTCCAACTCGATGCCTTATGCTTCCATTCAAAATGAAGGTGGTGAGATCACTGTAACTGCCAGAATGAAAAAGTATTTCTGGGCAATGTACTACCAGGCAACCGGAGGAATAACCTATAACATCAAAACCAAAGCAGTAGCTAAAACAAAAAAGAATGCCCATCTAAGCATCGAAGCTGAGCAGTTTAAAGCTTTGGCATTAATGCCAATAGGCAAAAAAATCAAAATTCCGGCAAGGCGTGTAATAGGACCCCATCCCAGGATAAACGAAATTATACAGAAAGTTGTGGATTCACACCTTCCGGCTATGAATAATTTTATAAATAGTAACCTTAAACAACGTTAATTATGAACGAAATAATAACAGCAATTATTAACAAGCTGAATGAAGTTCCGGAGCTGATACATAAAGACGAGAATTGGGGACAATTACAGCTATATAGTATTGAATGTCCTGTAAGTTGGCCATGTGCTTTAGTTGATATAGCAAGCGGACAATTTTCTAATAATGGGAAAGATATTCGATTAACCCCCACAAACCGACAGGAAGGCGTTATTTCGATCGAAATAACCGTAGCTAATATAAAGCTTAGCAATACCAGTTTTAATGCTCCAATTGGCCAGAAAAAGAATGCTTTTAAAATTTGGGAGCTTGTTGAAAAGGTACATCAAATAATACAGGGCTTTAAACCTGTTGATAATGCCGGCGGAATGACAAGGGCATCTTTTCAATCCATTACAAGGGATGACGGAATACAGGAAAAAAGAATTATTTATACTATTGGGCTCCACAATTGTTAGCATTTATTTCTGCTAACTGCTTTTCTATAGGCGTGCTGAGAATAGTATTTAAAGTACTCCGGCTAATCGGATATTTAGGATAAATATGGCGTCTGAGAACCTTTGTATCAGGAATATCCTCAGTTTTATGTTCCAGGTATAAATCTTTTATCAGTTTATATCGGAGTAAGGTATTGCGTTGTAGTGTTTTAGCCATGGTTACATTGCAAAATAAGGAAATTATTTCCATTTTCACAACGCTTATAAACAAAAATGGTAGCAACATTATTGTTGCTACCATTTTTAATGAACGTTTTTGATATCCCAACTATCTAACTGTTTGGTAAAACGTATATCTATATCAGGCTTATAACTTCTAATATAGCGATCATTATGTTTTTTATCTATTAGATCTTCTTTTGATATTCCTGGAGCAAAATGTTTTTCCCACCATGGATAAAGTTCTAAATAGCTCCCAGAAACATAAGAAAAGTTAAGAGTAAAAATACCAGGTATTTCCAAATCATTATCCTTTCCCTTAAAATAATATCTAAAATCTACTGTTTCACATTGTTGACAAGAATAACCCCAGCTTTTCCAATCTTCTTGGATCTCTTTTTTGCTTAAATTATTAGGATAATAAATATACCTCACAACTCTATCATCTTCATTAATTATCTTTCTAAATAAAGTAACAGGCTGTTTTCTAAAGCTCATTATCTCATTAGCAATCTCTTTAGCTTTCAACGTGTCTAATTCGTTCAATTGCTCTGCATATTTTAAATCCTGTGAAAACCATAGAACAGGGAGTAATAAAAATAATATTCTTTTCATATTTCAAATATAAGTAAAAAGCCTACATACAAATAGCCTATTTCTTAATAAGTTGAGATATTATATTACTAAAGGCTTCCGGATCAATATTAGATTTTTTTTGAGGTGAAAAAACGACTGTTGTCTGTTCTCCATCAACTTTCACCTTATAATATATTATATGCTTAAGGTTTGTTGATGATATCTTTTTAAAAATATCCTTAAAAAATCCATTTCTTTTAGTTACTTTAATTTCTTCCATTTTATCTATTATTATTTGTTAAGAAAAAAGCCCCGGCAAACAAATAAAACCGAGGCCCATGCCAATTTTAAATTTCATCCACATGTTAAACTTAATCTCCTTCATTTTCTGATACAAAAATAATTCTGTATTTTTTTTATTCATTACGGATATCCGTAACACTATTTAAAATTTTATTCTATGCTACTCTAAAGGTGGTTTTTTATGAAACAATTTTAAAGCAACTGATTCCATTTTAGTACGTGGTTCTGGCTCCTCTCCCGGAAGTAATGCGAAATAATTAGTTTCTATATTACCTCGTTTGTCCGGATGTGATACAACATAAACAATATTATATCCCTTTCTTTCCAGTGCCTCTTTTACCTCATTAAAACTATACTCATGGCAATTAATTTTCATTGTCTCTTTCTCTGATAGGTTAGTTTATGAACATTTGGAGGAATTGAGGGGCGTTTTGGTTTACAAAACTTAGGATGCATTGCTGCAAGCTTCCATAAATCTCTAACTTTAAATTTAGCATTATTTGTTGTTTGGGATAAATGCTTAAATTCAGTTGTAGCCCCATCAAAATAGACCCTTAACCATTCAATATGCTTTTCATCGTTATATTTATCAACTGAAAGCTGGCTTTTAGTTTCTTCCATTTAAATTGGTTTTAAAAGTTGTTTAAATTGTTAATTTCATTTTCAAGCTCCTTAAGCTCACACTGGTATTTATCTAATTTAATTTCTGCTTTTTCAAGTCTACCATCATCTCCAGAAATTCCGAAAATATTATTAAGATGCAGCCATTCTTCATGTTTAGAAATTTCATTTGACAATTTAGTAATCATTCGTTTTTTTGCGGTTACTTGTGATTTTAGAAAGTCTAATTTAGTTCTCGTATCAGGCTCTTTATTGCCCCATTTAAAAACCACTAAGCTTTTAGGGTATTTTACCTGAGCGAGTGCAGCTCTATATTTAAAATACCAATTCCATTTAGTTCTTACATGCCACGGAAATTCCCAATAGAACAACTCAATTACAGGATCCGTTGGGTAAGATCCACTATGAATTTTAATCTTTACCCAGTAAATATAATTTGCAGTTGTTACCATCACTTAAATCTTATCTGCCAGCCAGTATTTACCGGAAATATATGATTGAGGATAGGGCATTGCGGTTCCGTCGGCTTTCTTTTGAATATGCAGCTTTGGGATATACAATAAAGCTTCAATCTTTTCTGCATCTGTAAGTCTTTCCCAGTAACGTTGTGCTCCTGGTATCTTTCCCTTTTTATATGCATACAGATTCCAGAAGTTTGAAAAGCTCAGATCTGTAGGGATCTCCATATAATTAAACTCTAAAGTTTTATTTTCAATCCTGGTCCACATATCAGATTCTGTTAATGGAATCCTGCCTGGTTTAAATATCCAGTCAATTGTTTCCTCTTTCCAACGTTCTCCGGAAAATTCCAATTTCACCAAAACGCCGAATGTATCATAACTCAAATAGATCTTATGATCACTCTTTTTGTGTAGTGCTACATAATTTTTCATTGTAATTGTTGGTGTAGTTCGTTTTTTAATTGCATAACAGTATTATTTTCATACGGTCCAAAAGAATCCGGGAAATAAATTTCAAAATCAGTCAGAAAGCGATATAAAGCATCAGCTTTATAATATGCCAGCTTTAATATAAAAGACTTGTCTTTTTGCCTTGTTTTAATCGCTTTTTGTAGCAGTTCAGTTCTAAGATCCCAGCAGATAGAGACAGGCGTTTTTAACTGCCTGCCTATACCGCTAAAGGTTAATCCATCCAGTGAAGCCATACAGTTGTTAAGCACAACCAGCTTACCATTATCCATAGGAAGCAAAATTTTACCTTCCAGTTTAGCTTTATGTTCTGATCCTTTCATATATTTATAATTGTTCATCAAAGAACTTGCATATAAAAAGTACTATAAGAGATGTACCGCCTATTTTAAACCAAATAGCCTCAAAGTCCCATATAATTGCAATTGTGCAAATAGTAAGTATAACAGTGGCTAAAAAGCCTATTATATTAATTATGTTTTTTGCTTTCATAACTCTTTGCGTTTGTCATATTTTAGCATATGGATATCAGGATCTGTTATAACAATTGGTTCAGCATGGAAATTTTCCAGCTTAACATATTCTTCCAGTTCGTTCCGATATTCTGGTAATGAATGATCTTTATTTACAGTCATTGCAAAAACAGGAACTTTAGCACAACTAATTAAAAACAGGTCTATATCATCAAACAATAATCCTCTAACACCTGGTGCATAATAATTACCATTTATAAACTCAGTATAGGTAATTGGTTGCGGAATGGCTTTTAATAATTCTTTAGCCATACGTTCTATACGATCTGCCGATTTTAGATTAATTGTAACAATTATTGCTCCTGTTTCTGCTGATAATTGTATAAGCTTGGTTGTTTTACCAGATCCTATAGTATCATGTATTACTATCATACAATCCAAAAGTTTTTTAGTTCTGAATAGTGTATTTCTTTTACCCTAGCGTTTGGAGCTGGTTTCTTATCTCGAAATGCTGGATTTATTTTTTTGCACAATACTCTAGGGTTAAACAACATATTTCCAAAAACAGACTGCATACCTCTATGATGTACTTTATATTCATATTTACCATCCGTAATAATATCTCCTATTCTAACAGGAGAATCATTTTTATCCTTAAGATTCTCATCATTGTAAACCTCTAAAAGTTCAACTAAAGGCTTGTGTAATTCCTCCAGTTTGTTTTCAATTTCTTTTAAAAACTTTGTTCTTTCTCTATGTATAGGCTCAGCAGCAAATTGAATTTTGCCATGCATTTCTATTAACTCTTCTTTAGTTACCATAATTAATCTTCTATTGTTAGTTTATTTTTTAAAAGCTCATCCATTCTTTTCTGTACAGCGGTTTTAGTAGTAAAGCCCTTTTCCAGTGTTTTCCAATTCATGCCGGTATCCTCTTTACACTTTATAACTTTGCGGAACATATCAGCTCGGATTATCCTAAATCCTTTGCGTATTACCTTTAATTGATCTGATTGTGTCATATTGTGAAGTATTAAAAAATTAAAATTCCTTTATCTTGTTTCAGTTCCCGGCTACGGACTTTCAAATCAAAATATTTGTAATCGTAGTGATCACCGGCATTTCTTTCAAATACGATTTGCTCAATTTTACCAAAATTGGGTTTCTTGATCTTTTGTACACCCTTGTATACATACTCAAACCCATTAATCTGTACTTTTTCGTTAAGTTTTAAATCAGAAATTCTCATTGTGAAGTTTTAAATTATTTGCTCCTCCGGCAGGACTCGAACCTGCATTGTGTAGCCTATCCAGTCGGTTAAGGGTCTCGAACCCACTACATCTGCCTGCTACAATGCAGGCGCGTCTACCAATTCCGCCACAGAGGAAAACCAATCAACTATTTATATTTTCTTCTTTTCTTGGTTGCAAAAAGTGAGATTGTTCCGCCTATAATAGCTATAATCAGGAAGAACATCAGGAAGAATCCCAATGGTCCCCAGATAGGAACCAAAACCCACCACCATGACCAGTCTATTGTTTTTGTTAGTTTCAGTATTACAAATACTATTGCAAGGATTGTGAATAGGCCTACGCCTGTGTTTTCTGTTTTCATTTGAATTTAGATTTAGTTATGTTTTCTAATGCGACAATAATTTTTGATAACTCCTGCTTTGTCATTTGTTTAAGTGGCTTCTTTACAGGAGATTTTTCAGATTTGAGCCAACCACCAAGCCGATTAAGATCTACAAACCGTGGATTATTTGGGTTAACCCAGCCCAAAGTATGGCAATGGCTAAGAATTGTCCTGTGTTGGTTGTTTTTATGGTCAAAAAGTGCATAACTGCTATGATCCATATTTTTACCTGTGTTGAAAAAATAAATCAATTCATCAGCTTGCAATTCGGTTAGATCCTTTATTGATGTTATCGGGGATCCTACCATTTCGGAAAGCATTTCCAATCTTTCATCACGATTTCTAAATTTTGCGCTACAAATGGTTTGTAGCTGTGTAATCTGCTTAGTGGTTATTGTGCTCATATCTAATGTTTATCTTTAAAAAAATAGGCTCCTATTGTTACTCCGAATACAAAACCTATAATGGTGACGGCTATACCGCCTATTAATGCTAATGCCACGTTATCAAGAAGCATAAGAGAAGTTCAGATTTATAGATTCCCATTGCCCATTTCGGTTTCGACGCTCAAAGCGGATATAATCTTTTGAATGTTTATAAGTGTAGGACTCTTTCAACAGCTTAATTCCTTCCTTCCAGTTTGAATCATCGAAACGATCTTCCATACTATAGAGCTTCTGCACCTGGTCAATGTCTAAAGCTCCGTTTTTCCTTTCCAGACAGAGCATTATAAAATCTCTGGTATCTGCATCACCTCCAAACCTGTTATTAATGAAATCAATAATATGTTGCTCAGCCTGATTGGATCTTTCATCAAAGGCTCCTTTCCCTTGTTTTTTAAGAGTGATACGCATATCATCAACATCAACTGTAAATGATCCTTTGCCATCTTTGTGACGCTTGCTGTAGGACTGTAGTACTTCATACAGTTTTTGCATTAGTGTAAAGGACTTATCCCGGAATCTGGTTAAATGCAAACCGATTTCCTCAGCTTCTGGAAACAGATCCTTTACTGTTTCAGCTCTTAATTCCTCATAGGCTATACGATTAGCCTCACGCTCATTTGCTTCCTGCTGCTTTCTCTCAGCTAATAAAGCTTCTAATTCTTCTGTTGTGTACTGTTTTACTTCTGACATGGTTTTGTAGTTTGTTTAAGTGGATTATATCTTTTATTGTATGACTCTTTCAGTTCTTTTAGGGCTACACCTACCATATATTTTTGAAAATCCGGAAATGGTGGAGGAAATGGGAACGAAGGATCTACGGCTGCTATAAAAGGTGATTTTACTCCTAATCTTTCTGAAAAACTATTTAGTCCCCTATCACTAAACTCTAGCGCGATTTTACCTTCACGTGATTTTAACTTATAATCATACTTGTTAAAAGGAAAATCGGCTGCTATTTCGGCGATATGGACATCGGTTATAAAATCTTTAAAAATCACTGTGATTTTCTGTCCATCCAACTCAATAATAGTTTTTTCTATTCCGCTGTAGCCGTAAAGCTTGTTTAATACTTTTTTAGTGTTCATATCTGAAATTTTATGGATTAATATTAGTTCTGTCGTGGTACGCTGTATTTAACTCTTCAATCGTTTTTTCCTGTAGACGGGTTTTAAAAGTTGAACTTTGGGAAGAAGAAGGAGCTATTTCAGATTGGAAAATGAATTCTTTCAGTTGTAATAATTTAAATTTCAGTTTCAATGCCTTTTCTTCTTTTTGGTTTTGTTCAGCCTGTTGTTTTGCCATACGCTCATCACGCTCTTTTTCTCTAGCCTCAGGATCTTTATCTTTACTAAATCCTGAAAAAAGCATTTCTGACATCATAAACATTCCGAAATCTGCTTTGGAAATACTGTCAACAGCTTCATTAAGCATTTTGAAATCCTCTTCTGTAAATAGTTCTTTTAAATTGTTCATATCTATAATTTTTATGGGTTAATTTTAATTTTCGGTTTCTTCTAAATCTGAAAGTTTTGAAAGCCTTTCCATTTCTGTCAAAAATGTTTCCTGCATTTCCTCAGTAGCTAAAACATGGTTGATAAACAACATACTTGTTGATTTTGCATTACAATTTTTCAGTACATGAAGCTTATCGCCATCATCAGTGATAAATATTGCAGGATATTTAGCCTCTGAAAGCTTTTGCATAACGGCAGTTACCTGATCTATTAATTCTTGTGTCATAATATTTAGTTAAGATTAAATTCTAGTTTTGGTTTTTGTAGTGTCTTTTCCTTTAGTAGAGATGCCGGGTAATAATCCTCCAGCTCATACGCATAATCACAAATTTGTTTGTAGTAGATTTCCCGACTGTCTTCTATATCTTTAGTGAGATATCCGGAATATTCCCGAATAAAACGACGCTCTACTAATAAGCCCCACTGGTTACGATAGTATTTCCATAAAGCTTCACTATTTATCAGATCTCTGTCATTGTGATAAAACCGGATCGCCATTGCCTCACACCAGGTCACAAAAAATTTGTGTATTAGGTTATCATAGTAATGATCTGTGTAACCTATTGCGCCGATGGTTACTTTCCGGAATTTTTGATTTTGTAAGTCCATTATTGTGAAAATTTTTATTGTTTATTAACCTCTGAGCCGTGTATAAGCATTGCTTTCTGCTCATCTATTACATATTGCTTACCGTCCAATCGACCGCCCACTGTAGCAACAAGTCCCTGAACCCGGACAATTCTATCAGCAAGCCTTTTAATCATTTTTGCAGTGGCTGTATATGGTTCGCCACGGTCCTCATGTGCAACGAATATGAAAAGCTTATCCGGATTCTCCTTTATAAGGAGCTGAACGCCTCCATTTTTCAACTCTTCCTGATAAACCGTTACATTATCTATAAAAACTATTTTGGGAGCGTAACGACGGCTTAAATGAGCTCGGAGATCTTCCATGGGTACATATTCGTAAGCCTGAAACTTTTTATTGCTGATATCTACATTGGCCCTGGTAAGAACATCCTGAAAACTTTGTCCAATTCCTTCCTCTGCACTGATGTATAAAACCTTTTCTGATTCACTCAGGTATTTTGCCAGTAGTACAGAAAACCATGTTTTCCCGTTTTTTTCAGCTCCATAGATCAGCCACATTTTGCCAGATCGTTCCGGGCGCCCAAATACTGCCAGCCAAATTCCTGTAAGGACCAGTATTTTTATTTTTCTGGTGAGGATGTTTTTTACAGTATACGTTCTCATTATGAATTGATATTTATTAGGGTTCTCAGCTTCCTGATGGATCCTTCTTTATTTAGAACCTGTAGAACTAATTTTTCAGAAGCTTTTTTACTGTTATTATTTACAGAGGCTATTTGCATTAGCATTGTATACATGAAAGCTTGCTTATCGTCTTTTCCGGTTGGTATAATCGTTGAGATTTCACCTGAAAACCTATCAAAAACCTCTTCAAAACCTACTTTTTCATTATCAACACCTCTATTAATCTTTTGCCTTAATCCGTTAGCTCCCATTGCAAACCAACCGCAATTCGTAGCATTAAGCATCTCCTTTATATCTAAGAATGTAGAGTATTCAAGATCTCCGAACTCATCCAGTACAACGACTGCATTTTCAAGCATTTTAAGTCCGTACTTAATGTTTTCTTTAACATCCTCATATTTTCCGGTATATTCAACACCAATTGTTTTACCTAGCGTTCTGAAAAACTTATTTTTACGTTTTGCTTGTGAACAGTCAACATAAAAGGCATTTTTTAATGTTTTCACGATATTTCTGGCAGCTTCTGTTTTACCAACTCCACATTTATCAACAAGCATTTTTTTCTCTTTGAAATCCTGACAATACTTGATAGCATCCTCAATTTCAAGATAGAAAGCTGTTTTTACAATTTTCCAATTATCTGATTCTGTATCAATCTGTAATATTCTTGCAATGTCCAGCCATTTGCTTGTTGAAAGTATATTTTCTCTTTCTCCTTTTTTAATACGGCTGTAAACGGATCCAGATATCCCGAATTGTTTTGCATAAGCACTACTAGCACCTCCAAAATACTGTTCGCTTTCAATAAGTTTATCTGCTGTTTTATTCTTAAATTCTATAGATATTTCCATGATTTTTATTTTATTCTGTATATGCTCTTCTCCAAGAGAATCCTTTTGTATTTAATCCTTTATATTTATCGGTTTCATCTGTATCAACCACCTCCGGTGATTCAGGATTAGTGATAATTGTTGGCTTAGTGTCTATACCTGGAATGAAGAAACCATTTTTAGGCGCTGGCTTTGGCTGCTTAATAACATTGATATTCTGTAATGCCTTTTCTTGTTTACGGATAAAGCTCTCAACAGTCATCACATAAGCGCTTTGGATCTCTCTAGCTTGTTTGTCCTTTTCTGTACGTTCAATAACAGCTCTGTTATATCGAGGCATTTCCTGAACTTCACAAATAAAGCGACCATCACAAAAAGCTAGTGCCTTTAATACTTTTCCACTATTATCATCAAGCCAGTAGACCATCAGCTCTTTTCCTTCAATAACTTTTAGTGCATTGATAAGTTCTTCACCTCGGCAGATTTCGCCATTCATTGCTATAGCTCTCTTTCTTCCTTGTAGGTTAATATAACCTCCATTACAAGAGGTTTCCTGTGAATATCCTATGTATGGTAAAACTGTCTGCCAATTGGTTGGTCTTAATTCCGGGTGTTGCATTTCTAAGAAATATTCCCAGCGTGTTTTTTCTTCATCATCCATGTGAGGCGAATTATTAAGGGTATATATATCTTCTATAGCACCCTCAATAATTTGTTCATAAGGAATCTTTGGAACTTTATCAGGTCCTGCCTGATTGGCTTCACTTTTCGCAGTTGGTCTTGCTAGCCATCCCGGACGTTCTTTTTCTATGTTGTAACGAAGAATACCGTTATCTCTTTCTATACGCTTACCACGTGCATTATTTGCTTCTATTCTGACATTTTGGAACATGTTACCTTCTTTTAGAAAGGTGTCTACAAAACTGCTATTCAAAGACATTTCAGCCTCTAATCCATCAGGTAGATTAATGCCCCATTCGGTGTAGTTCCTAAGCATTTGACGGTAAAACTCTTTGATAATACCTTCTTTTGATTTTCCGTACACAAAAGTTGTAATACAGCCGGAAGCGACATCTAAACCATTGTAGAACCAAACTCTTTCACCTGATAAATCTTTAAAAGGTGGGTTTCTGTCATCAACTGATATCAAGGATCCGGCAAATTTTGGGCGTTCCAACTGATGGTGAATAACATATTTATTCATATACTGTTGACGATCTCCGGATCTGCTCTTGTGGGTAGCTGCTCTATATTCCCATTTGGCAAGCCAATTAGAAACAGTACGCTCAGAAAGTTTTGGATATTCTTTTGGATTGTAGATCTCTCCAGTATCCTCGTTGTAAACCTGTGCATATCCTGACAGAAAAGCATCATACGTGCGATGAATCTCCGTTGGTGTAGGTTTATGAGGAATTGTTTTAAACAATCCGTTTAATACCATATTTACGTTGTCATCAACCTTTATCGGATTTTGCTTTCGCTTACCCTCAGCATCTTTAATTAAAGAAAAGAAGTTATATGGCCACTCGCGATCTCCATAATTAAATGGAGTTTCAAATGCATTTAAAGTCTCTTTAAATCTGGTCGGATGTGTTGGGATATTGTGCTCCAGTTTAAATTTCTCCAACAGAATAGGATTAAAAGATTTACTTTCTTCACATAAAAAGTTATAAATACCTCTTAGTGACATTCCTGTCTTAATACGCTCCGCCTCATGTCTTGAACGTAGATGCAATAAGCTTATTAATACACTGGCATTAGTGATGTATCTCTGTTGTTCCTCAGGTCTCATATATAATCCATCGGGACGACGAAACGACGTATAGAAATCAACAGCTACTGCATCTGTCTTGTAGAAATACAATAAATTATGTTCCAATAGACGCGGATCTCCAAGTTCCTTCTGTATATGTGTAGGCAGGCTATCAAAATCAACTATAAGCTTTCTGTTTTTGCCTCCGCCATTTTGTAAAGCCTTTACACCATACACATTATTACGATTTTGGCTTATTGCTTTGGATAATACATTTTTACTGCTCCAATAATATGGGACCAGCTCATCAACCAGAACGGCTATTTTATTAGATTCATTCCAGAATTGTGGCATAGCTTATTGAATTTTATTATCAAAAGTTTTTGACGTTGTCCACATAAACAATCCCCCAAATAGTAAATGAGTGGTACGGACTTCAACGATATCCGAATCCAATGCATAAAATGTTACTCTGATTTTAGAATAGATTTTCATGTTATTGATTTTTAAATTCTTTAATTTTTTGAAGAGTAGCGTTAGCCATCTCATGGTATTTCTTTTCAATATTTTGAGCTGTACGACTATGCTTTTGCTTTCTAATGCACTCTCTAACAAAATATGTTGATACTTCAAACTCCTCAGCTAAAGCTTTTACAACAGCCGTATTGTAAGTCTGTCTTTTTTTTGTAGGTTTGTCCAT